CTGTCAACTCCCAAAACCGGGTTATTAACTTCCACCAATCTTTTTCTTCTCGTAATTATTTTTTAATGGATATTTTTCAAGTTGAGATAACTATTATAAATTAACCAAAGGAGAAAAAATAATGGTGGTACTCGAAGTATTGAAAAGAGAACTTGAGAGATTGGAGAAGTATAAGGGGACGCGTTTAACGCAATACGCCCATTACTCCGATGAGGCGAAACAAGCGTGGGACGAAATTGAAAAAGTGCAAATGCGGATAAACGAAATTAACGAGTATATCACTTTGCATTTCCCTGCAATCGAAACAACCAATTAACCAATCAAACAATTAACCAAAGGAGATTAGACAATGAGTTTCAAAATCAAAACATATAAAGTAACGGCAACTTTGTTGCAACCAATTTTGGGGACGGTCCCCACCGCCGATATTTGGGCGGAGCATCTTTCCGTTGCTCAAACAAGGGGCATGAAAAAAGATGGAAAAACAGATGAAGAAATTAAGGAAGCCCTTAAGGATATTGAGGGGGATATCCCCGAATTAGACGAAAAGGGCTTAACCTCATTCTTAAAAGATGAGCAAGGGTATTATCTGGCGAGTTATATGGTGAGAGGATTTCTCAAAGCGGCGGCAACCGCCATGAAAGAACATGGAAAAATGAAGCAACTGAAAAACAAAGTTAGCCAATGGGTTTTCGTGAAGCCATATAAGATTTACTTAACGGACAATCCAAACGCGGAGTTGGAGATTGTGGCCAGACCGTTAAGAGCAGAAACCCCGATGGGACCACGTACTGCAATTGCCCGAAGCCATTCGATTCCAGCGGGAACAAAGTTTAGTTTTGAAATCCACACTCTTAATGATTCTGTTGACGCGGAATTTTTGAAGGAACTTTTGAGTTATGGTTTTTATCAGGGGGTTGGCCAAAACCGTGGGGCGGGTTATGGCAGTTTTGAATTTGAGTTGGAGGAAAACTAATCGAGTGGGTGATTAAACAATTACACCCATACAAAGTAACAGTGTCGTTTTCCAGAGTAAAGTAAAGTTTGGTAATGGCAAAGTGGAGTTGTTTACTTCGGAGTAAGGTGAAAGTATTGCAAAGCAAAACTAAGTTAAGCAATGGTACCGTCTCGTAGGGTACTGTTAAGCAATGGCGAAGTCACGCAAGCTTATGCAGAGTTTAGCAATGGTTAAGTAAGGTATTGTCCGGCAATGGTAAAGTGGGGCTGAGTGGAGCAAAGTAAAGTGGAGTTGTGGTAATAGCATAGTTCTGCAATGCATTTTATTGCAACGGCTTAGCAAAGTTAACTAAAGCAATGCCAGAGTTTTGTATGGTGCATTTGAGCAATGCAAAAGTATCGTCAAGTTATTTAGTGTTAAGCAACGGCAAGGTATGGTCTGGTTGGCTTGGGTATTGCCGATTTTGAATTGAAAAGAATTGAAATGAATGGCAATAAAAAAAGCCCCCTTAATCGGGGGCTTTTTCTTTTGGCTTGGAGGTTAGATAATATCTAAGCTTTTGCCGATGTATTCCACGGCGGCGTTGAAGCGTTCGCGGAACGCGGGGGAATCAACATCGTAATGTTTTTCCGCGATAGAGCGGGGGGAGTGGCCAAGGTAATAACTTCTCATATCGCGATAATCAGAACCATTGAGTTGAGTACATCCGGTTTTACGGAGCGATTTGAAACTGGTGGTTTTGCCCCATTGCTTTTTTTGCCAAAGGTACATTGTACGGGCAATGATATCCTTGCGGACATACTTACCGTCAATCATTTCACTCGCGATAAGTGGTGTACCATTGCGAGTGGTTAAGGCAAGCTTGCCGCTTTTGGATTTGAGTTTTTTCAGTAACGAAAATGTTATCGGCCAAAGCTTGTAAGTTACGATGGGCGTTCCTTCCGCCTTTTTCGTTTTGCTTCGCTTGCGAGTGATAACGCCGTTATCCCAATCCACTTCATCTTTGGTTAACTCCGAAATATCCACTTGGGTAAAACCGCAGTTGAGAGCGAGGAGAACCCAAAGTTTAATCTTATCGGGGGCAGTACCTTTGATAAGGGAATCAAGTTGGGCTTGGGTAAAGGTAAGCTTAGGTTTTGCCGCTTTGGTATCGGCGAATACCCAATCTTTAGAATTGAAGTTGCGGGGGAGATTTTCCAAATACTCTTGTTCCCAAGAGTAGTTAACGAATTTTTTGAAAATAATCCAATGGGCTTTTTGGTAACCTCCGCTCCAATCGGTGTTGGCAATAATCGCGTTATAAACTTGCGTCATAGTGGCGGAGTTGATTGCCGACACTGCAATATCATTTGAGAATAAAATTAAATTTTTGGAATACCGTTGAACCAAATCCAAACGGCCAGCGGATCCCTTGCCACTCTTTTGGCGATTGGCATAACCCAAAAGGAACTTATCGAAAGCGGCGGAGATAGAGATTGATGATTGTTGATTACCGACAATCGCGTTAATGGTATCAACCCTATCTCTCCACTGGCGGTTATTCTCATAAAAGAAATGCGAATTGATAAAGCCATCTTCTAAGGGTTGATATTCTCCATCATTGATGGCGGCGTTACGGGCTTCGATATCGGCGGCAATCAAAGCGGCGTTGGTGGTATCGCCAATTGCTTGGTAGTAACGCAACTTATCGGCGGCGGAAACAACGCCATTGGGCGGCGTATCCATCTGGTTAACCAACTGGAGGTATTCTTGCCAAGCTTTCCGGTAACCCTCCATATTTGAGGGGGCAGTACCTTTACCGCCGATAAAGTAATAATCCTTACCGTTGATTTTTTTTCGCCAACGTTTGGTTGCCTTATGCCATTGGAGTTTAACGATTGTGGGCATTGTGATTATCCTTGATTGGTTAGGTGGTCGGTTCAGTTAACGGGAGCGGCGGAGATTTTACCGTTGTGGAAGTGGCGAACGTTATCGGCGGTGACGACATCAACCCAACGTTGGGTTTTGGCTTGCCACAAACTTTCGGCGGCGGCAATGGCTTCCTCCAACGTCTCATGGCGTGAGAGAACGCGGGTTGCTCCGCTACCGGAGTGGGAATACTTGTTGGTTTCAACGCGATACATGGTCTTTTCCTTTGGCTTGAACACGATAGCAGTCAAGGGGTAAAGACAATCCTACCCCTTTACCCCCGGAATGGGAAGATAAAGGGGTAGGAAATTTGAAAAATCATCGGAAAAAACGAGGCATTTGGATTGACCGAGTTTTTCACACCACCGTTAGGAAGGGGTAGAACTTCAAAAACCTCAAAAACCCACGGGAAATACAGTAAAACAAGGGGTTTTTGGTTTACCCCTTTGGCAAAAAAGACGGTCAAAAAATTCCTACCCCTTGGGATTTACCCCTTTTTCTACCCCTTAGGGGTGGATTTTGGAGGGATTTTCCACCCCGGTTTTCCTCCCCTTGAAAGCCAAATTGAAGGGGTTTAGAGTGGTGACACAAGCCCGTTTAGTTGAGTGGTAAAACATCCGCCTCACATGCGGAAGGCCGCTGGTTCGATTCCAGCAACGGGCAATCAGCAACGGCAAGGGGATGCGAACCCCATCAATCGAATTGGTTGATGGGGTTTTTCGCTTGACTTTTCCAACGAATAAGACACCGATCCAGTTTGTGTTTCGGTGTCTTTTATTTTGGAGGAAAAGAAATGAGATGGTTAACGGTGATGGCGTTGTTATCTTCGGTGGTTAACGCTTCGGAGTTAAGGATAAAGATATCGGAGGAGATATCGGAGGAGCGTTTACGGGGCATTGTGGTTGAGCAACGGAAGGAATTGCACAAGGAAGCCACAACGATTGTGGCGGAGTATCCAGAGAAGATTAAAGGGTTGCCAAGAAATTCGCCGGAACGTTCGGCAATGATGATTGAGTTGGCTAACGCAAAACGTTTCGCAAAGGGGATACCAAAAGAGGAAGCTTTATTTCCTGATATTGAAACGGGGAAAAAGAAATTTCCCCCCACTTGGTTAAAACTGGTGACAATCAACAAACGGTTTACGGTAAGAGAAGTGATAAACGCTCAAACGTTTGTGGGTTCAAAGGAACGCTTTGTTATTTCTGGCGGCGGATTGAGCGGGATAAAATCAATCCCCGCTGGAAATGATTATTTCGTTTTCAAAAATTGGGAGACAAAAGATTTGGCCGAAAACAAAATGGCAGATATCCAAGCGGTTGCCATTGAATGCCGCAAAGTTAACTGGGGAATTCAAATGATTCCTCTTTATGTCCGCGTTCCTAACCACATGATTGGGAAATAATCCCCTCACCCAAATAAAAAACCCCGCCACAACTGGACGGGGTTTTTTATTTCTTTGGCGGCGGAACGTTCAACCGTTAGTGCCGGTCTTTTTCCCCGCTTTCAAATTCTCATATTCTTGGATTTCTTCAAACGCTTTTTTCATGATTTCCAAATTGGGGATTTCGTCAATCAACTTTTTGGCTTTATCAAAATCCCCGTTGAAGTGAGTTTTAACGAACGTCCAAGCGTTTCGCATATCTGCCGCAGTAACATCCACCTCAACAGGAACCAAGGTTAGCGTTGCTCCCTTCCCCTTGCTCCCCTTGTTTTCTTTGTCGGCAACAAAAATCCCCGCCGCTTCCTTCATCTTGCCAATTGATGGACCAGCGGGGCGATCATTTCCAAAGTTACCAGACCACTTAGGATGGGCTTGGATAATCTCCATCCACTTTTCGCCGCCGTCCCCCGTCTTAACTTGCGGATGTTTCGCGGCGTATTCCTTGAGGATTTCCAAGATAACGCCGTTCTTATCGGCAACGGGGGTGGCTTCATTCTTAGCCATGATTCTTTTTCCTTTTGTAAAACTTAGGGAAATCAACCAACACAATGGCGATCCTAATGGTAATCCCCACGGTGTCAACCATAAATTTCAAAAATCTTTTCCATAGATAAACCTTATGGAAAACGAACCCCTTCAAATTCACATTATTTCGCCGTGGATACACCGCCACAAAGCCAGAGAAATCTATCAACCATTCGCCGTACCCCACGAAAAGCCCTTACCATTCTTGTTGAGAGCGATTGACGGAACGGAAAACTCCCACGTTTACACCATCCGCCAAGAATCAAAACAATGGTTAACCAATTGGCTAAACCACCTTAATCAATTCCCGTTGCCGTGGGTTGATGCCAACGGTTACGAACCCAACGCCGATGCCGATTACCTCAAAACCAAAATGTGTACCATCATCGGTTTGCCCATTATCGTTTTGGGATGCCTTGACTTGGAAATCAATTTAGATTGATGCCCCACTAAATAAGGCATGATTTACGAAAACAACGGCGTTGAAGTTTATCCTATCAACGTCCATACGATTTGCCCCATTGCTTACGCCGATGATGCCCGCACTATTGCGAGTGATTGGTTAATATCAATTCACAATCCGCAAGAGCAAGTGTTAGCGGTGTTGCTCCGTCCCATCGGAGAATTATCCCCCACTCATATTTGGTGTTCCCGTGTTGACTTTTGCCACGGGTTGGAAAGCCAGTTGAATTGGTTAAGCAATTATCCACTTGATTGGATTGATTCAAACGCCAAAACCATTAGCGAACATTTGGCCACGGAACTTAAAGCTAAGTTCTTAACGATTGTCGGCAACACGGAAAGTGATGTTCTCAACCACCTTGGTTTGGAGGTGGTTAACTAATGGCAACAACCACATTAACACCCAATGGCGATGGGACAATTAACGCCTCTTATGAAACAGAATCAAACGGAACATCAAACCTTTACGCCACAATTGATGAGGGAACAACAACCCCCAATGATAGTGATTATGTGAAATGTGAGGGGCAACACGTTAACGCGTTTTTCACCCTCACCGATACACCATCTGATTTGGCAACGGTTACCGCTTGCGATATTAAGATTAGAACGGGAACGGGAAAGATTGGAGACTATTACGTTTGGGATACCGCCCAAATTGTTGGCAGTGATGAAACGACCGCGTTAACTTCCTCCATCTCCATTGGCAACAACAATGGAAACACCACGCCAGCAACTTTTACCGTCTCCCCTTCGGTGTCTGTCACTGATAAGACAAGTTGGGATGGGGCAAGATTAAAAGTAAGAACTTCCACGGGTTCAATGAATTCGGCAAAACTTTACGCCGTCCAAGTGGATTTAACTTACACCGCGTCCAGTGGAACAACTTACAACGAAACGGGGAGCGGCGGGGCATATTGTTGGGGTACTCACTCCACCAATTCTTTGGTTACGGATTTGGTTACCCATTGGCAATTAAACGAAACCAGCGGCACAAGGTACGATATCCACTCCACCAACGATTTGACGGATAACAACACCGTTGGATATACCACGGGGAAATTGGATAACGCGGCAACGTTCGTTTCTTCCGCTGGGGAATCCTTAACGATTGCTGATAACACTAAGATTAACTTTGCTTCCAGTGATTGGAGTTTATCGTTTTGGTTCAAACTCGATTCGTTAACCAACAACGCGGCGAATGATTATCTAGGGGTGATAAGCAAGGGGAGCGGCGGATCCACTTACGCGTTTTCGGTCAATGTCCGTCCCTCAAATTCTAATCAAATCCAAGTTCAGTTTTATAACAACCCCACAACTTACACTTTATGGGCTTCCACCTATGGAAGCTTAACCACTGGTGTTTGGTATCATGTGATTGTGACTTACAAAACATCGAACAAAGCCACAACGATAAGCGTAAACGGGACAGAAAACACGGGCACCGCTTCTATTGCCGTGGTTGATTCCGGTTACACTTTCGCCATTGGGAGAGGATACAATAACAACACTTACAATTTTTCAGGAAGCGTTGATAGTGTTTCGCTTTGGAAAAAAGTTCTCACCTCCCAAGAGAAAATCAATCTCTATCGTTTGGGCAACGGTTATGATTACGAGTTTGCCAATTACAATTATGGTTCGGTAATTTCTGGCGGGGCAACCGCTGGCGGAATTGCTCTTAATCAAATGGTCAACAGTGATACCGCCAGCGGCGGGGCAATTGCTGGCGGAGAATCAACGCTTAACGGATTGACCAACTTAACCGCAAGCGGTGGAGTTATCGGCGGCGGTGTTGCTGAAGCGGGGAAAGTGTACTCCGATACCGCAACTGGCGGAGCAACTTTAGGGGGAAGTTATTCCCAATCAACTCTAATGAGTGAGTTGGTTGCCCATTGGCCATTAAACGAAACCAGCGGCGTTAGATATGATGCCCATTGGGATAATGACTTAACCGACAATAACACGGTGTCTTATACCACTGGAAAATTAGGCAACGCGGCAACGTTCGTATCATCCGCCAATGAATGGTTATCAACCACGGACAACGAACATATCAACTTAGATGGGGAAACTTTTACGGTTGCCGCTTGGGTTAAGTTCAACGCGTTAACCAATAATCAAAGTGAGGATTGGGTAGGGTTTATTGGCAAGGGTGATGACTTCGGATTAAACCAATTCGCTTTTTCTATTGCGTATCGTCCAAGTTTACAACGTTTGCAATTTGGATTTGCTGACAATGCGGGGCAATCATCATCAATTACCGCCAACACTTTTGGAGCAATCTCCACGGGAGTTTGGTATTTCGTAATGGTATCTTACAATTCCGCCAATCAAGCGGTAACCATTAGCGTTAACGGTAGCGAGAATTCGGGAACTTCACCTTACGTTATCTATGATAACGAATATCCATTGAACTTGGGGCGAATGATGGCCAACCGCTATAACTTTAGCGGTAGTGTTGATTCCGTCTCAATCTGGAAACGGTTGTTAACCAGTGAAGAGAAAACCCAATTGTACAATTCTGGCAATGGGTGGGATTATGTTTTCGATTACGAGACGGAAAACATTGTGGCAACTGGGGGGGCAACCGCTGGCGGAACTTCCAGCGTTTATACCACGTTCCAACCCCAAACATCTGGAGGAGCAACCCTAAACGGTGGTTCAAGGAAACGTTATATTTGTGGCGATTGTTGCCCGAATGCCTTAATCAAAGATACGTTTTGGGATGATGAAGAAACTTGGCTAAGTAATCACGAATCCTCTAATGGTTTTTGGAACGCGTCCACTGATGTGACGATTTACAGTGATAGAGTTTTCGGAATGGCGTTTACTCCGGTTTATGCAGTGTTGGCGGCGGGACAACCCAACGTTTATGTTTCTATCACTGCCAACGCCGCCAGTAATACGGGTGATGTTTCAATCCTTTTCAGATACGTTAACCAAAACAACACATGGCGTTTCAAATGGGAACCCGAAAACTCTTGTATTAGATTGTTGGAAATTACTGGAGGATTGGAGACACAAAAGGGATTTGCCTTAATTGATACCGTTGCCGATGTTGATTACCAAATGTCTGTTTTGGCAACCGGCAATGATATTATTTGTTCGTTCCATGGTACTGAACTTTCAACCACTTCCTCCACATTTAACACCGCTGAAAATGTCGGTTTAATGTGGTCTGATATCGGCGTAGAGGTGGATGATTTTTGTTGTTCAACGCCTCTTCACGTTCCGATTGTGAGCGGTGGGGCAACCGCTGGCGGGGAAGCCCTTAGCCAAATCATCAGTGTTGACGTAGGAAGCGGCGGAGTTATCGCGAGGGGCTTAGCTCAAACCGACCCTTACTTTTGGGAGGAAGGGGACGGAGGAGCGTTAGCGGGGGGTTCTGCAATTGTCGGCCATGCGTTGGTTGGGAGCGGTGGGGCAACCGCTGGCGGTGAAGCCCGTATTAACTGGAGCGTTCTTAACGTTGCCACTGGAGGAGCGGTAATCGGTGGTGGTGGTAAAACCGTTTACGATGAGATTGCGAGCGGCGGCGTTGTTATTGCCGCTGGTGGTTTTGCCAATGGTTTACAGTTTAGAAAACTCTTAACGATTGCTCCCCTATCTAACCTCACCAACTTCCCGTTTATGTTTCGGTTGACCGTCCAAGAGAATTTGAACATTGCGAGAATCAAAGCCACAACAGTTGGGGGCGATGATTTACCAAGTGAGTTTATCTCTTACACAAATAATAAATTATGTGGATTGGTGAGAACGGATTTAGACGCGGTGGATGAAACGGAAGTTTATGTATATTACGGGGGAGAGTGATGAGTTGTAATTGTGGTTATCAAACTTATGACATTAACGGGAGTGGCGGCGTTGTTTGTGGCGGTGTTGCCACAATCGCCCAATCACCTAACCGATATTCAGAAACATCATCTGGCGGCGTTGTATGCGGCGGCGTTTCAACCCTCTTAACCAATCAACCATTTGATGGTTACTCTGGAATCTTTCATTTAATCGAAGATGGATCAGTTGATGATTACCATGATTCCAGTTTTCGAGCGGATGGAGTGGCAGGAACTTCCCCGTATTGTCCAACCAAAACATCATCTAACCTCTATTCCTTTTGTCAATCATTTGATGGAAACGATTACATCCAAATCCCCATTGACCAAACCAACGCCAACTATTCGGTAAGTTTTTGGTTTAAGATTACGGGACGCTTTCGCGATAGGATTTTATTCTCGCGAGGGATGACAGATAAAACCAATGGGTATGGTTGCTCAATCGCCATTGGACATACCAACATTGGCAGTTTTGACGAACCCGAAAGCAACCGATTATTTGCGAGGGTTACGGTAGAGGGTTTAACGAACTGGAAAACTTATCGGTTACAATCGAGCGTTGATATTCCCAATGATTGCTGGCACCATGCCGCGTTGGTTTACACCAGTGGCGTTAATGCCAAACTTTATTTGGATGGTGAATTGACAGACACCGAAACAATCACCGAAACCAATCTTATTCCCGCTGATAATTACATCCAGATTGGAAGAAAAGATAATCAAGAATTTGCCGAAGGGGAAATCCAAGAGGTGAGGTTTACCAATCAAGCGTTAACAGCGGATTGGATAGAAACCGAATTTCTCAATCTATGTTCCGCCGCCACTTACGATGAGGGTGAGGAAGAATCGGCCACCTACTCATAAATAATTTATGTACGAAAAAAAATATTACACCCATGATGGCAAAACACTGGGGATAACCGAATGGGCAAAAGAGTTAAACGTTAATCCCAAGACAATGAGCAATCGTCTAATTCGATTTAGTAAAGGCGAATTGAGCGAGGAAAAAGCGTTTGCCGTATGCAACGAAAACCATTCGATAAGACGAACGAAAAAAGAGGAAGCGGAAGCGATGAACAAACGCCACCGATGCGTTGATACGCTTTTCGATTCCTTCATTAAACACGGTTTGCCAAAGATTGATTCAGAAATGAAATTCTATATGGAGACGGGGGAGATTGGACCAGCGTTGAATTTCTTTATCAAATACCAGAAGTATTTTTCGGCGGAAGCTTATGACCAACAAGCGAAAAACTCCGTCCAACAGTTGGCACAATTCGCGAACATTTACATACAAAAACAGGAAGTTCCGAAAAACATCACCTTGATTGGATAAATATTCCAGATCATACTTGTTGTATAATCTCTTTGTTATTCCGTTAGTGGTTAGCCATGCCACTAACGGTTTTTTATTTGTCTCCATAAATAACCTTATGGAAACACAATTAGAATGGGGACAACTGTACAAGGATAACGACACTGGCGAAATCAAAAAATGGTTTTCACCACATGAGGGACAACAAGAAATCTTAAATCAACAGGATGCCCGTTTTCTGTTGGCATTAGGTGGAGTGAACAGCGGCAAAACATCAATGGGTTGTTTGTGGCTTGCCTTAGAAATCCTCAAACACCAAGGAAGAGGGGATTACCTTGTTGTTGCTCCAACGTGGGGAGTGGTTCTCTCCTCCACTTACAAACAATGGGATAAGGTAATCAAAGGGTGGGCACCATTTGCCGGAGAATGGCACCCTCATCAAACCAATCCACGCTATCAACTCGATTCCGGGGGGACGATTTATTTCCGAAGTTCCGATGGGAACTTCAACGGGTTGAAGCCCAACGCGATTTTGTTAGATGAGGGTGGAGACATAAAGGAAGAAACCTTTAACGAGATTAAAGGGAGAATGACAACCGGGGGACGCTTGTTAATCTCAACCACCCCATACGCGAAACATGATTGGATAAAGTTCAACATTATGGAGCAAGCGGATAACGGCAATCCCCAATATTTTTACAAGTGTTTGCCGTCAATCCTTAATCCGATGACAGATTTACAACATATCGAGGAAGAGAAAAAGAGATTACAACCGTGGGAATTTGAGATGAGGTATTTGGGAAAATACACCAGACCACCAAGCCAAGTTTACGATTTAACGAATTGCTTTGTGGATATCCCTGATGATGGTTTTCCACATGCGTTAGCTTATTTCGCTGGTGTTGACTTCGGAGGGAATGACCCCACCGCCGTTGTGGTTGGGTTCTTAGATGAGGCAGATTGTTTATGGATATTTTGGGAGTATTATGCCAAAGAGAATCAAGATATCGAAAAGTTCCTAACGGATATGAGGCAGTTTAACGAACAATTCAAAAAGCAAACCAACCGGAGTATCACTTATTTTTGTGACCACCGACCCGAGATTATCAACGCTTTGAAACGAAATAACCTTGACGCAAGGAAAGCCAACAAGAAAAAGATTGGGAGAAACGGATCCATTGAGGTGGGGATTAGTCTTATCCAAGCGAGGATAAGAACGGGGAGATTGAAGATTGTGAAGGGGGCTTGTCCCAATCTTAAGATTGAGGCGGGGAAATATCGTTATCCAATGAGTGATGGCCAAGTGATAGGAAACCTCCCGATTGACAAGGATAATCACTTGTGTTTCCCCGCTGGCGAATTGGTTGATACTCCTAACGGGAGAACGCCAATCGAGAAACTTAGAGTTGGTGATAAGGTTTATTCCCACTTAGGAATTGCCACCGTTGAAGCGGCGGCAAAAACTGGTATTAAAGAAATTGTCCAAATAAATTTATCTGACAACACTATTATAAACTGTACCCCAGAGCATCCATTCAGATTGTCTAATGGAGATTGGTTAGAAGCCAGTCAATTATCTGGGAGGGAGGTTTTAATTAGATGCAAGTCAGAAAAGAAACAACCAGAAACGGAAACGCGGTTGAAGTCATTGAATACAACGGGAACATTTATCGAAGATATCCAAACCACAAAAACGAATATTTCTTTTGCTACTCCAAAAGCAATCGAGAAAAATTGCATCGACAAATATACATCGACAATTTCGGGGAAATTCCAAAAGGATATCACGTTCACCATAAAGACGGGAACAAAACGAACAACGCCCCTGATAACCTTATTGCCGTTACACCGCAGGAACATCGGGAATTTCACAAAGAAAACATTATCAAGGCAAACATTGCTTCCAAAATCTGGCATGGTTCTCCAGAGGGGAGAGAATGGCATAGAAAACACGGGATTGAATGTTGGATTGACCGACAACCGAGAACCATTATTTGTGAATGGTGTAACAAAGAATACGAATCGAGAGATATTCGGGAATCAACTCGATTCTGCTCCAACGCTTGTAAACATTATTCCAGAGTTGCGAGCGGCGTTGATGACGAAAACAGAAATTGCGTTATCTGCAATCAACCATTCCGTGTTAACCGTTATGTCAAAAAGAAAACTTGCTCCAAAGAATGTCGAGGCAATTTATGTTCGAGAAATCAAAAAGCTTAACATCAAATCCGAAGTGTTTAATATCTCCACTTCTGATGGAACTTTTTTCGTTAATGGTGTCTTAACCTCAAATTGTGATGCGATGCGTTATCTTGTCAGCGGTTGCGATAGGCAAGAGTTGGCCAGAGCAAGTAAGCAATTTTCTTACTAATTACCCTACATAATGGATAATGGATCATGTGGGATTTTCGATAATCAATCAGTTGGATAAAGGCAAAGGGAGAGTGGGGCGAACCACTAAGCCCAAAGCCAAATCAATTTATCAAACCGAAAAGGTAATCAATCTTGCCAAACAAGCGGCAATTGAGGAGACGATTTCGGCGGCGGATGAGGAAAAAAATCGTTTAGCCAATGAGATAAACAAACTCTGGTTAAGCCCCAACAATGATGCCATTTGGCACACTATAGGGGGAAGCGAGTGAAGTTATTCAATTGGTTCAGCAATAAGAAAAAAGACAAGGCATTAACCTTACAACAGTTTTTCGGTACGTCCATCAAATCCAACTTCAAGGATTTGAACCCCGATGATAGAGCAATCCTGAAATACTTTAAGGGGACGGTTTACGCCGCCGCCCAACGCCATGCCGACAAAATCAGCGGCGTTACCCTTAGACTGTATTCCCGTAAAGCAACATCGAACAAACTCAAATCATTTGATGCAAAACGATTGATTCAGAGAACCAACGCTAAATATGTCACCACAACCACAAACATTGGGGAAATCACCCAACATGATGCGTTAACGCTCCTCCAACGTCCTAACCCTTACATGAGCGGGAGACAATACCGCAAATACCAAGAGTTGTATAATTGTATCACTGGCGTTTCATATTCTGAAATCAAATGGGCGGAAGATACTCCCGTTCAGTTGTGGTTGATGCCGCCTCATAAAGTTGAAGTGACCACCGACAAATCAGGATTGCCAAAATCGTTTGTCTATTGTGGCGAGAAGATTGACGCGGAAAATGTTTTCTTTGAAACCGCTGAAAACTTAATCAATCCTTATTCGGCGGAACATGGGTTATCGCCAGTGAGAGCGATAATCGACAAACTCCAGTTATCCAATTATATCACTGACAAACTTGTTGCGTTGATGGCTTCCCCTAAGTTCTCCGGTATCCTCTCCCCCCGTGGTGAAGATGCCAGTATTACGGAGGATCAACGCTTACGTTGGGAATCAAAACTTAACCAATACCGCAACTCAAAGGAAGGGGATTTACTTTTCTTAGATGGTGATATCCGCTTTGAGCATGTGCAACAAAACGCCACTGATTTGGCGGCGGTGGAAATCAATAAACAAATTGATGAATTGATTGCCCGTGTTTTCCAAATGCCCATGATGATTCTTAGAGGAAGTGAAGGGGCTTCAAGAGCGTCTTATGAGGCGGCGGTTCAAGAATGGGTTGATGGTGGAATATCCGCCAGATTAAGGGAAATTGAGGATTATCTAAACTTCATTTTCTTACCACGTTTTCCTAACGCGGAAGATTTGTTTTTTGCTTACGATGACCCATCACCACTTAACGAACTACAAGATTATCAGTTATACACATTGGCTTGCGGTGGTCCCGTCTTAACGCTCAATGAAGCAAGACAAGAATTAGGATGGGAAACGCGTGAAGATGGTAACGCCGTCCGAAATCTTACGCCAGATTTGGGCATTACCGAAACGCCAGCGGAAGTATTACCAGAAGAAACACCAGAAGCAACGGGAGCGGTGGAGACATTGCCGCCAACCGAACAACAGTTAAACACCAATCCAAGTTTAACGTTGAACGGGGCACAAATCTCATCCGCCGTATCTATCGTTCAACAAGTGGCACAAGGGTTACTCCCACGGGATGCCGCTATCGGTATGCTCCAAACCTTGGTTAACCTCACCAGTGAGCAAGCGGAAGCTTGTATGGGGACGGTTGGGATTTCGTTTACCGTCAATGGCGGTGATGAAGCCAAGAGCATTAAGAAACAAGATACTCCACCCACGGGCAAAGCGTTAACACCATTGGTTAAGGTATTAAAGAAACATTTCACCAAATGGGAAGCAAGCGTAAGCGAAAGTGTTGGTAAAAAGTTAGACACAATCGAAACGAAATCAGTTGATGGCAAAATCGTTATCAAGGATTTGCCTAAGAAATTTATCCCATCCAAGAAATGGGCAACTGATTTGGCTAAGGATTCCCAACCAGTAGTGGAAATCTTTTTGAAGGAACGCGGCAACAAACTCCTCCAGAGGGTTGGGGCTTCCCCGGATGTATTCAACGTTTTTGATAAGAACGTTTCCAAATTCGCTAAGGAAGCTTCCTTAAGCTTTGCCCAATCCACATTGGAAACAACATCCAAGAGCATTAACGCGGCGTTGGAAGCGACAAGGGACGCATTGAGCGAGGGATTAGAGCAAGGGGAAACGATTGCCCAACTCCGTAAGAGGGTTGGCGAAATCTTTGAGGATTTATCAACCAATCGGGCAAACCTTATCGCCCAAACCGAAGCGTCAAGGGCATACCATGAGGGGCTTAGGATTAGTGCCAAAGCTTCTGGAGTGGTGAAGGGGTTCAAACATTTGACAAGTTCCGAACCATGCCAGATTTGCGAGGATTTGAGCGGAGCAACTTACGGGTTAGATGACGCGTTGCCGCCAGAGAATACCCACCCCAGTTGCCTTTGTGCCTTAGAGGAAATCTTAGATGATTCTGCATTAACCGAAAATGGAGACGAATGAATAGACTAAATGAATTAGAATTAAGCAAAGCGTTTATCTCTTATGAATTGAACGCGAAATTAAACAAAGCCACAACAGCGGTGGAGTTAATGGATGTATTGTTATTGGCCAGAGACCACGGCGTTAAAGGTGAGTTTATCAAAGTGGTGATGGAGAGAATGAAACGCGTAAGGTTTATTGAAAAATACGGTATCTCCATCACAAAAATGGATATCCTTTATACCGAAGCCAGAGAAAAAGTTTTATCTGGTGAATGGTCTATGGATGATGCCATTGAATGGTTGGCCAATAGGGGCGTACCTTTGGAACTTTTGGGAGATTGATGAGCGTAATTGTTAAATGGTTTGCTCCAGAAGTGTTTGCCAAGATTAAGGCAAACGAATTACAGCGTATGCAATTAGCGGTGAGGCATTTGCGTAACAAGGTTATCCAACGCTTGGGTATCAAGTATCCTCCCGCCAGTACACAAGGGACGCCACCGCATTTAAGAACGGGACAATTAAGAAACTCAATCGCTACGGAGGTGGTTGAGGAAGATGGTAAAGTTGTTGGGAGAGTGGGGACCAACGTTAAGTATGCGAAATATTTGGAATTGCCCGAATATTTGGATCGCTCTTTTCTCTTATCAACGCTCAAAATGGAGAACGAAAACATTAGGAGAATACTGGTTGGAAAAAAGATAACTTAACCAGCTAAATAAACTTATGAATAATTGGTACAACAAAAAGGGATTTACCAAATCAGTTTTGGATATTCCCGTTAAGGAAGAAATCGCCAGAGATATTGAAAGCTTAGTCAAGGAAGCGGAAGCCAACGGGCTTTCATACCAGCGGCGTTTTATCTCCGCCGATGATATCGACACTTTACGCAAAGGGAAAACCGAAGCGGATAACTTAAGACATACCGCATTAGTGACGGCAACCACCAATGATGTTGATAGAGATAGCGAAATTGTTCTCCCCGCTGGATTGGATAGAAAATACTTCCGCAAAAATCCCGTTATTCTCTATGGCCATAATAGCGAACTTCCTCCAATTGGTTATTCCCTATGGGAAAAGATGGAGGGGAACTTACTTAAGAGTTTCATTAAGTTTGCCGACAGACCAACGGATTACCCACCCATTGAGTGGTTCCCCGAAACGATTTTCAATCTGGTTGAGCAAAAAGTTTTAAGGGGAATTTCGATTGGCTTCCTCCCATTGGACGTTAGACCACCCACCGAAAAGGAAATCTTAGCCAATCCAAGTTGGGTTAGTGCCAAGCGAATTATCACCAAATCTCACTTGTTGGAGATAAGCGTTGTTCCCATCGGTTGCAATCAAAACGCTTTGATTGAGGCAGTAACCAAGGGTTTGATTGATGCCGAAATCGTTAAGAAATACGGGTTGGAAGTTCCTCAAGATGAGATTGAGGAAATGCAAGATTGGATATGGGAAACGGAAGATATCATTCTTCCCGCTCCTCCAGTGATTGAGCAGCAAAAGAAACCAACCCGAGAGGATTTAATAAAATCCCTGATGAAGAAACCAAACAAGCGGCATAAATAGATTACATAACATTTCTCCTTATCAGAATAATTGGTAAGGTAACCACAACGAATCGTTTTCGTTGTGGTTTTTTTATTTGAGGAGCATAGATAGATTTAGCTGTTAACTGAACGGTAGATAAGTTAGGAGAAGTTCTCCGGAAACTTACGCCCCCTGAAAGTGGCAACAGACCACATTTTTTTATAGGGGGACATTATATGTCTACTGAAAACAAAGACGTTGAAAACGTCGAAACCGTTGAAAAGAACGGTGATGGTTTTGAACAACTCAAAGCCGATTTGAAACAAGATTTAGTTGGTGAAATCACCAGCGAAGTTAAAAAGGAATTCGCTCGCAATTCCAAATCTTTCGCCGTTGCCAAAGAGGATAAGACACCATCTTTCGGGGAATACCTCCAAAACGTTGCCATCCTCAACAGCAACAAATCCAATCCAGATGAAAAGACAAAATCTTTCAACTGGATGAAAGATAAGTTTAGTGAAAAAGCGATGACACAAGGATCCGCCGCTGGTGGTGGAAACACTGTTCCCGTTATTTACTCTGATAAAATCTTTGACGTTGAAGGGTTTGAATCTGCATTCTTCCCAAATGGGGGAACAGTTTTCCCTATGGCTTCTAACGTTGAAAAATACCCATCTTGGGATTTTTCCGTTACTCCAACTGGAGCGGGTGATACCGCTTTTGGAGCGGGGCACAAAGTCACAACGGAATCTGAAAACACTCAACCAACTGCGGTTAATCCAGTGACAAAACAAATCACTTTCACCGCTGATAAGTTGATGAGTTTATCGGAGGTTTCCAACGAATTGGTTCTAAACAACTCTGTTGCTTTAGAGCAAATGTTATTGGAAAAAATCCGCAGAGAATGCATTAGCCAAATTGATTACAACGTTGCCAACGGTAATGGTTCTAATCAGTCTGGATACATCGGCCATGCCGCAACTAAAGCGGTTGCCCGTAATACATCCTCTGATGTTAAGTTAATTGACTTGGCCAATATGTACGCCAAGAAATTGCCACGCGTTGGGCTTAATGATTATCGTTGGATAATCAACCCAACAGTGTTGCCTAAGTTAATGACTTTGGCTTCTACCTCTGGCCAAATTGTTTGGGCACCAAACGGAATTGCCGGAGCAATCCAAATGTTTATCTTTGGTATCCCCGTTGTTATCACCGATATCGTTCCTCCATTGGGTTCGGAGGGTGATGTTTCCTTGGTTTACACCAAGGGCATGGGAATTGGCGTCAACAAGAATATCACAATTGACGCTTCCAGTGATTACAAGTTTGGTTATGATTTAATCTGTTACCGCTTAACCGCTCAAATCGCCGTTAAACCATTCTTCACAAACAAAATCAAGATGGTTGATGGAACAAATGAGTTGGCAGCATTTGTGACTTTGGATGATGCTACCTCGTAACGCTAGATAGACAAAAAAGCTAAAAATCTCCGTAATCTCAAAAATTACGGAGATTTTTTATTTAATCATACTTATCTAATGTAACCAGTATTTTATGAAAGGTGGTTGCACTATGGATAAGAGAAAAAAACATGGATATGCGAGTTATCGTCAACATTCAAAAACCTACAATATCTGGAGTTGTATGATTCAACGTTGCACAAATCCAAACAACACTTGTTATGAGCGATACGGAGGAAGAGGAATCAAGGTTTGTGAACGGTGGGGAGATTTTAGAAATTTCCTTGAAGATATGGGAGAAGCCCCCGAAGGAATGCAGATTGACCGTATGAATAATGATGGCAATTATGAAAAGGATAATTGCCGTTGGGCAACGAATAAAGAGCAAGCCAATAACCGCCGCTCCAATGTTCATTATGAATACGGGGGGAACAAATACACATTATCTCAATTGGCAGACATTGCGGGGATTTCCTTAAAGCTTATGTGGTATCGGCTATCAAAGGGCTGGACAATTCAGGAAGCGGTAAGTAAACCAAAAGGAAAGGGGCCAAATCTTATTGGTGATAGGCGAGCGGTGAAATCAGACGCCAAACTTTATGATTATCATGGCGAGAAAAAAACCGCCAGAGAACTTTCAAGTATCTTAGGTATATCACAAAACGCGATCCGAAAAAGAATAAAGAACGGAACTCCTCTTTGAATTTCTTTGCCACAACCCTAAATACCTTAACCATTATTTTTCAAGTTAAGGAAGGGTTTATTATGGCTTTAGTAGTGCCGAACCAAGGGGAGTTAGAATTACTCGACAAAATGTTAAAGGATACACTTTCAACAGATGAGAATTATATCCTCCATTTGTACAAAAACGATTACACTCCAGTTGCCGCAACAACGTCAACCGATTTCACCGAAGCGGATTTCACCAATTACGTTGTTAAAACATTAGCCAGAGCAACTTGGAACGCCGCTGTTACAGTTTCGGGAAAAGCGGAATCCTCTTATGGTTCATCGCCACTTAGCTGGACGTGCGGAGCGACGGGAAATAACATATATGGATATTGGGTTGGCGGAGCAACTTCCAACGCCGTTCTTTTTGCGGAAAGATTCGGAACAACCCGAACCCTAGCCAGCGGGGATATTCTTAACTTAACTCCGAAGTTCACATTATCCAGTGAATGAGATTAAAAACGAGACAAAAGCAAGCCCCTTAATTGGGGCTTGTGTCATTTAATAACCCCTCCAACTCCGTAAACAGATGGTAATGAGTTGCGAAATAAGAATGGTTATAACACTCATTAAAAAATTCTCTGGCTTCTGGTGTCTCAATCGAACGCTCCAGATAATCGGGCAAGAAATGTTTTAAGCTTTCGTTTTCGGACAAGTCAAAACAATACAAGGGATGGTGATTTTTCCAAACCACCGCCGTGGGGCAATCACTCACGGTGGCGATATGCTCAATGCCGCTATCAATCCCAATCAATAAAGTTCCCACGTTTAGCAACTCTTTTATCTGGCCAGCGTCACTAAAGGTAATATTGTCCCCACGAAATTCCACATTACGGAAAAATCTCTCAATGCCCCATTCTGGATTTGCCCAATTGAGCGTTATCGGCAGATACCCCAACTCTTTTGCCTTGTTGTAAAACCCAATCCAACTTTGTAAATCCAAGTTCTTATCCTCTGGTGAGGAGTTGCCATAAGGGTGGATAAACACAATCCCTTTATTCTCTGGCAATGTCTCCAACCATTCACCCACTTTGTTTTTTTGCTCATCAGTGGATACCACGTTATAGGTAAACAATTCGGGGATTGGCGGCATATCAAAGCCATGAGATTTCATCTCGATTTCCAAACATTGAGTGGCTTTACTGGAGGGTAAACTATCCCACTCATATTCGGGGTGGGCAAAATGAATATAAACCGATTTGTCAAAACCTTTGTTTTGCCACGGGTAACGGATTGGTTGCCATTCATCCACTAAATCCCGGTAAATATCTTCCGTTCCCCACGGGGATTGGATGGAGATAAAGCTATCGGGGTAATAGTGGCGGAAATGTTTAAGGACAATTGAGAATTGGGCATTGTCGCCCAATCCTTGTTTGATTCTGAAATTGATTCTCATAGATATAGTTATGAGAATTTACAAAAATAAACAACTGGTTGCCCGAAATGATGAAGGGCGAGCGGTTGCCTATATCGGCATTATTGATAAAGACGCGTTCGATTACGAAAAAGAAGTGATGAGGCGAGCGGGGTATAAATCAGTGGATAGAGTTATCACACGAACGCCGGAGGAAATTGAAGCGGAGAAAATCGCCGCCATTCTAAGGGGGGAAATCTAATGGCAAGTATTACTTGGGATGATCCCTTATTGGCTAAGTTTAACTTTCGAGAAGATGAGCAAGAAAAAGTGGAAGCCATGATAGCGGCGGTGGATGCCGCTGTTGACACTTACACAAAACGCAACTTGGCCGAAGCCACTTACTCCCGATTGTGTCCGGTCTTATCCAATGGTGATGTTCTCCTCAAAGCTTACCCCGTAACGCGTCTAATTCGCGTACAACACGAACGCTTAGAAGTGGTGACAATCCGAACCACGGCGGCAATCGGTATCGCCTCAACTTCAACAGCGGCGTTATTCCTTCAAGCCCTCTCCAATGGCGTTTTGGTTCCAACCACATTGAGTTACGCCACTTATCCAACGCTTACACAATTGGTGGCGGCAATCAACAACGTGAGTGGTTTTACTGCCACGGTTGACACTGGATATGGCGATTACCCCTCAAGTGATTTGGTGAGCGGTTACCAATCCTCTGGAGAATCAATGCGGTTTGCAATCCATACGGGCAACGGGGATTTTTGCGTTGATGAAGCAACTGGAATTCTTCATTTGGGGTTCAAATCTTATGACAAAATTAAGGTAAGTTGGGTGGGTGGATATTCAGATTATCCAGATGATTTGAAAAGCGTAATTGCGGATTTGGTGGGTAATGTTTATTCGGGCAAAGTGGGGAGCGTTGTAAGCGAAAGTTTCGGTGGGGAGTATTCTTATACAATCGCTCCTCTGGCAACTCAATCTATCCCCGTAACCAATAAAATAATTCTTGACAGTTATAAGGATAGAAATTGAGCATACAAGAGCAAGCAAAAGACACAATCCAGATTTGGAGCGTGACGCATACAAGAGATAATGAGGGAGCATATCAACGCTCCTACACTTACGTTTCATCGCCAAAAGTAATGTGGTTATGGGATGAAAGCGTTATCGACACGACACAAAAACAAGAGAACTTAGGAACATCCGCTAAGATACTTACCGACAATGAAACCGTGTTTAATCAATTGGAAGAACGCGGCACTATCGTTATGTTTAACGGAAAAAAATATCAAGTGAATTCTCTTAAGAATACCGCCAACAAAGGAAAAGCTTTTAAGATTTTGGTGAGTGAATCCAATATTAAAGATACGAATTTCGTCGGTGGTTTATCTGGCGGCGGGAAGGGGGCATTATCGCAAGTTTAATGGGAGCAATCTCCAATCTTTATTTGACTTCAACATCTTCCTCCGCATTACGGGCAATTGTGGGAGATAGTTTTTATACCGATATTCTTCCCCCCGATTATCAACGTCCCTTTGTGGTTGTCGAGGAAGCGGGAACAACTGAAAGCGGCGGCGTAAAAGCTTCCTCCCATCGGGGGCGAATTCTGGAGGTGAACGTTTTGTTTGCCGTCTATGGCAACAATCGCCCCCAAGTAGAATCAATCTTAGACAAGTTGGAAACTGTTTTTTTAGATAATGCTCCTCAATTGACGGTGGATAATCGCACCCACTTGGCCACTTACTTTTCTAACCGCCAACACAATTGGGATGGCGAGGGATGGTTCGGAACTTTAACACTTACTTATCAAATGAAAAAAAATTGAGTTGAGGCAACTAAATACCCCCATAGGTTAGTTATTTTTTAAGGGGGTTTTCCTTGGCTAATTATTCGGGATGTGAGGGTGATTTCACCTTTGGCGGCGTTGTGATGTTGTGCAATAAATGGACTTTCAAAGATGAAGTTACCATTACTGATGTTGCGTCCAAATCGTCTGGCGGTTTTGCTTATGGTTTGGGTTGCATGCGAAAAGGGAGCGGAACATTTGAGGGATATGTTGATTCCACTGTTCATGTTTCTGACCCTAACAAGATTAAGGCAGGAGCAACGGGAGCGTTTGAATTAGAATTAGAATCTGGCGGAAGTTCCATCAGCGGAAGTTGTATCATTAAGGATGTAACTTTTGATTCTGAGTTAACTGGAGTGACCAAGTTTTCTGGCAGTTTTGAAACCCGTGGTGAGTATTACTTACCGGGTGAAGCAACATCTTAATTTGAGGGGGAAATATTTTAGAGCAATTATCAGCGGCACCAGTTCTATTAAACGTCAACGGAAAAACTTACGAGTTATCCCCATTGACTCAAGGCGATTTCGGATCGCTTTTGCGAGCGTTTCAATTTGATGCGTATAACACTCTAAAAAGCTTAAGTGATGCCCCCGAAGAGATGTTAAAAGAAATACTTAGCCAGTGTTTGAAAACTCAACCCTCTTTTACCTCTAAGGAGTTCAATGCCTTTTGTGATACCGAAACTGGTATCACTGAAGGCATTTACCTTAGCTTGAGACACAAACATCCGGATATCATCAGAGATGAAATTAGAAATTGGAAATCAACCGATTGCCAAATTGCTATTCAAATCATTGTGGGGATTTCCACCTCCATCAACGTGGAAGAATCGCAAAAAAAAATATTGGCGATAGCGGAAAAGTTTCCTCAACATCTTCCCACCTTGAGTGGGCAAAACTCAACATCTTGAGATATCAAAACGCGTTGCAGTTGGGGATATCACCAGATGTAATTTCCAATCTTACCGCCGCTCAACTCCAGTTGTTGACAATGGAGGAAAGCGAGATTAACCGATTGCTGAAATCCCCTGATGGCAAAACTTTGGATATGTCGGAATTTGAGCGATTGAAAAAATGGAAGGAAGAAAAAGAGAAGCGTAAGAGTAAATAAATAATAATTTCATGGGACACCCTTTGATTAACCAACCAACGCAATTGGTTAATCAAAGGGTTTTTTCGTTGATACCGCTAAATATGTTATGACAACATTAGCGGAAGCGTTTGTAAAAGTTGGTTTTGATAACTCTGGTTTATCTTCGGGATTATCGGCGGCAAAAAGTTCCATCACCTCTTGGGCGGGTTCTGCCATTGGCGTTGCGGCTGGAGTTGGAGCGGCAATTGGGGCGGCGTTCGCTCTTAAAGAAATGGTGACGGCGGCAATGGAGGGTGAAGTTGCCGCCAATCAACTGGCGGCGGCGTTCCGTGGGGTTGGTGCGGACATTGACGCGGAAATGGAATCCTTTGGCCGCGTTGCCGCTGAAATCCAAGCGGTAACAACCGTTGGCGATGAAGCCACGGCGGAACTTTACCGCTTTGGTTTATCTCTGGGGGTTCCAACCAGCAACTTAGAGAATACCACCAAAGCGGCAATCGGATTAGGGCGAGCGTTCAATATCGACCACTCCACCGTTATGAAAGCTATGGCTAAAGAAACTCAAGGGGTGGCTTCCAACTTAGAAAAATATATCCCCGCTCTTAAAGGTGTAACAGATACCGAACAACGGTTAGCCATTATTAGAGAAGCGGCAAACCGTGGATTGATACAAGAGCAAGCGTTTACACAAACGCTAAGTGGGGCTTGGACACAATTCCAAAACGCTTTGGGTGACACGGCGGAAGCAATGGGAGGGTTCCTTGTCCCTGCATTAACCGCCGTGGTTGGGTTGATGAATGAGTTTATCCCGTGGGTACAAAACCTAATCGCCAATATTCAAAACGCTAGTTACGAAACAACGAATATGTCGGCAACTTGGAATATGTTGTTAAACGCTTGGAGCGGGACGGGAGGCATTGCCACTGCATTAAGCGAAATTTGGGTAGCAACAATTCAAGTGTTGGTAAGTGGTATTGATTGGTTATTTGGCGTTATCAATGAGGGGATATTCCTATTCTCCAATTTTGATTTGGTTGCCCAATCCGCTTGGTTATCCATCAAAGAGGGAGCGGTTAACGCCGCCATAACGTTCGCAACGTTTTTTGAAAATCTTGGCATTGGTGTTAGTTGGCTTTATGAAAACTATACCACAATCTGGATGAACACTTTCAACACGATTATAACAATAATATCCAACTTCGGTTCTAACGTAATGAACTTTATGTCCGAACTTTGGGATTGGATGATTTCCCTTGGTGATGACCCCATCGAAGTAAAATTTAAGCCATTAACCGAAGGGGCAACTACACAAGAATTGGATCCGCCTAAGTTCAAGGAGTACGAATCAACAACAATGTTTGATGAGGAAAAAGCCAACTTAGCTAATGAGTGGGACAAACGCCGCGTTGAATTTGAAAAAGCCCAAGAAGCCCAACCAGCGAAAGTTAAACCACAACTGGAGGTATCCAACTTAGCAGCAACCGCCAACATCGAAGCGGATAAAAAGGCGGCGGAAGAACGCCAAAAAGGTTTAGAAAAAGAAAATGATATGAAAGCTAAGTGGGCGAAAGATGACGCGATTGCGGCGGAAAAAGAACGCTTGGAAAAAGACAAGAAACAAGGGTTAGCCAGATTTGAGGGAGCGGGAAGTTTCCAAGGTTTAGGCGATGGTTTTAAGAACGCTTCCAAAAACTTAGCGGATGCCAACAAAAACCGTGAGGCGGAGCGACAAACCAAAATCCAAGAGCAACTATTACAAGCGTTCCAACGCTCATTGGAGCTACAAGAGAACGCGAAAAACTATGGGTTAACGTAATGGATTTTATTTTTTTACTGATGTTAATCGCCTTGATTTTGGCGGTGTTTATTAAACGAGACGAATAAGGGGGAAAGTGGCAGGATATTATGAAATAATCAAACACAATTACACTATCAATCGAGAGAATTCTACCGCCAAGATTAAGATGGTTGTTCCTTGGGCGGATGCCCCCCAATTTTGTATCAACATGATTGGTGGTTTAATCACTATCAACGGCGTTAATGTTTATCAGATTGGTGCGGCTCATCCATTATTACCGGGGTTGTATTGTAAAGATGTCGATATCGAAACATTTGGAAATTACGATCCGGTTGCTGGTGATTTTTTGATGGCTTGGGCAAACATCACCTATGGCATTTTAGACCAACCAGATTCTCAATCAGCAACACAAGTGGGAGAATTGAGTTTTGAAACTGGTGGCGAGGAAATCACCCTTGAGAAAAGATTATTTACCGCTGGCGGTAATCCGTTGGGGCCAAACGACATTAACCCCGTTCGCGTCAATGTCAAACAAAGTGTTAAGATTACTTACAATAATCTTGCTCAACTCAACTCTTCATCTTGGATACCTTATGTTGGCAAAGTTAATTCGGGAACGTTCAAGGGTTACGCCGCCGAAACCGTTATGTTTAACGGCGTTCGTGAGCAACGAAAAATTTCCAGTGATGGGACCGCCGTTTACACTTATGAGTTTTCATTTGAAGTTAGGTTTGATGGATGGAACAAAGTGTTTAGAACATCTGGTTGGGTTGATATCAATCCTAAGCTTTACCAAACAACAAACATGGATAATTTATTACCAGCGTAATGGAGGATAATGCCGAAATTTGACGAATTCAAAAAGGGACAACCGCTTTCGGCGGAATGGGTGAACAAAGTTTCGCGATACTTAACCAATCTCCAAATCACTGGTGATGGAGGAATTTGTGTCTCCAAACGGGATAACGGTTTTGCTATCACCAATCAAATGGCTCCAGAGATGCGAAAACTTTACACTTATGAATTAGATAATGAGGGATACCCATACGTTGATACCGTAACTCAAGAATACCGTTGTATTGATAAACATCCATTGGTTAACGCTCCTCCCACGGATCCGGATGATAAGAAATGGGTTTTCGTAAAAATGCTCAAGGGGGCGATTGCCCGTAACCAACAGTTGATTGCTTACAAGATTGATGGAGAGTGGGTGGCAATCAACATCCCCGCTCAAATTTCGGGGTTGCTCCAAGAGGATAATGGGGAGTGGTTTATCGGCCAACAAAAAGTGACCGTCCCTTATGACCCTTCAATTGGTGATAGTGCGGATTGGGTTGTTGATGGGATTATCGTTAAGGCGGATTGGCAAGCGGATAGTGCCGAATGGGGAACGGGTTATAAAATAACTCCGCCGCCAATCATAACGGGAACATTGAGCGGCAATCTGGCGGCGTATGGAACAGCGAATATTGATACCGCCCATTGGTATTCTGGAGGGAGCGGTTTAGCGGTGGGTACGGGGGATTTTACTTGTCCCGTTCACAACATCTACTCAAAGCAAATTGACAGTGGCACAAGAGTAACGGCGGCATTAGACCACACTGGATTTCATTATATCGTTATCTCCACGGATTGCGAAAATTAAGGGGGAGTGATGGGGATACAATTTTCACCGTGCAAACCTTGTTGCAGTTATACACCAACAAGTAATTGCTCTTACTCCGGACCAAACCAAAATCTATGGCATTTGTTTGATATTGTGGATCCGCAATGGATGTATCAACCCGATTTGAGCGTCCCCAATAATTTTAAGCTTAATCATTTTGCAACCGCTTATAACGCTTACGTTGGCACAATGGCTATCAATCCCTCCCCGTGGGAGGTTTGTAACTTAACTTGGGTTCCTGCAAACGAACGATTTGAGGGGGTTCTAAACCCATCGCCAACCGATGACTTAGGTTTAACTATGGTGGCTTACGGGACAATTTGCCGTTTGCAAGCGGGGGGACAAGATTATAACGGATTACCTTTTTACGGGGTTAAGATAACCGCTTACGCTCCCAACATGGTGAATGGTTACACAATAAATATGTTTACGCGTAACGCTTATTTCGTTGATAAGATGTGGACGGCAAGTTCCGTCAACAATTGTTATCTATGTTCGCGAGAAGCTTGGAAAGCGGCAAGGCGAGATAAGTATCATAGATTCTTATGGATGTTGCCCGAGTGTTACGCTGTTGACCGCTCCCAATGGGCGGGTTACACCGTTCCCACTTCATTTTCTCAAAGTGGGACAATTCCCACGGACACTGTTTACACCATAAACCACTGGTATAATAATATGTATTCGAGTTGGTGGTCGGGTTCAACCCGAAACGGCGTACAAGTAGGATACGGGGATTTTAATAACGGTTATGTCTGGATGTCGCCATCGGCGGATCAAATGTATCTGCAAGGGAGTTATTATTATTCTTTTCGGTGGTATTAT